GATCTAACATCTAAGCTAGTACCATAATTAAATATTTGACCACCAACAGAGGTGAATTGCCAGTAATCAACCTTATCAAAGCCACGCATTGGCTGAACAACGGTATTGATATTTGGTGGACTGGATATTGGATTTGCAGTAGGCCATAATGCTACCCAAGACAGAAATTGCTTGGGCCATGTTGCTCCCGCCGAAACGACTGTATCCCACCATGATTTACGCGAATACCATCCAGCGAGGTCTAGCAATCCCAATGCATTTAATTCAGTCAACAGTTGCCCACCGGCAGCAACAAGAAATGATTCTGATGCAGGGGTTCCACCAACGTCTGCTGGCTCCGCGTCTAGGGCCACTACAAGCGTCGGAGAGCTGTTTTTAGCAATTGTTTGAGCGATTATACCTCCGAAGTGCTGCACTTGCTGTAGGGCGTTGTAGTTGCCGTTGAGGAAATGATAAACACCAAACGGGATATTCAGTCGCGTACACTCTGCAACATTACGCCAATATTGATGGTCAACACCATCTGCATCAGTAGAAGTTCCGTTTTTAATAATACCATTCGAAGCACGAATGATTGCGCCCTTAACGCCATTTGCTTTTAGATTATCCCAGTTTAATGTGCCATTCCAATGAGATACATCGATAACCATATCGCCACGAGACAAAACGGGAACTGGAGGGGGAGTGGGTTCTGTTGGTTCTTCTGGAACCTCGCCGCCATCAACTACAGTTAACGTAATAGTATTCGTTGCCGTTGCCGTAATTTCAATGCCCGTAGCTAATTCGTCAACAGGCAGAGGGAACCATTCGCTTTCGCCATTTTCATATTTATACCGATATGTCAAATTTGACATATCGCCCGCATCCCATGTTCCTAGCGATGTATTGTAATCGTTTTCGATTTCGATAGTTATTTGAGCTTCGCCCTCTGGCTGAGGATCAACTGGAGGATCGGGGATTTCGGGATCGGGATAAACTGTACTTGCCATTAACTGTTCCACCTTTGGAATATGTGGTTGCCATTTGAGATAGATATTATCCCATCCGTTGCCGCCCAAATACCATAGTGCCGCCCCAAGAACATTGGGATACTGAGCATAGACAGCGCAAGATTTAAAAAGAAATTCTTCTATTTGAGGCCATGAATCTGGAATGTCATTATATGCAAAACCAAATTCGGTTATAACAATGGGGGGATATGGAATATTATTTGCATCACAAGCCAAATGAATAAATTCAAATCGGCCTATTAACCACGGATAAACGCTTTCAAATGACTCCATGCCGAAGTTGTATTCATGGACACTAATTCCAGCCTTGCCGGGATTATCCGCGCAATAATTCAGGTATTTCACAATTCCATCAGTAAACCAATGAGAAGGTTCTGGTTCACCACCAGACCATCCAAACGACAAAATCTTGTAACCATCTAAATTGGCAAGGATGGCTATTTCATACGAAAAATAACCAAGCCAATCTGCCTTGTTTTTATCTGGCTCATTGATTACCTCAATCCATGTGATTGATTTGTCCAGTTCAGGCGGTATTTGCGTTTTGATTTTTGCCCAATGAAGGTCTGCTGCTGCTTTGGGGGATAAGTTATAATTAGGCGTATCATACGAATAATCGGACGTATTTGACCTGCGCCAAACACACACATGAGGAACTATGCTTGTTTTTGCTATTTGCTGTAAATCAAAAACACCTGACATTGTATCCGCGCCCTTTGCAACAGCCGCGATGCCAAGTGTATTAAGATTACTCCAAAATGATTGAGGCACACCGATTCCAGTTGGTCCGGTGTGCCATCCTAATTTCATCTTTGCCATTATAGCTCGAACGTTTTAAGTTCTTTTAGAGTTCCTTCGATCAAAGCGTCAAGCTGAGAGTCAGTAATTGGCAAACCAATTGTGTCAACGAAATAGCGAAGATGTAACATTACGAAATCTTTCTTCTGTTCATCAGTGACCAATTCCGCTTTTTGAGCAGCAGCCTTAATCAATGTAGCAGCCCAATCTTTCGCAGCAGCCCATTTCGCTTCGCCAATACGATTGACCGCTTCCAGTTCCAACTTTTGCAACAGACCCTTTGCGACGGTTGCGAGTACAGGAATAGCAGCCAAAAGAACCAAAACCAGCGCAGACACCAACGCTTCGATAACACCACTCCAATCAATCTCCATAATCTTCTCCTTAAGCGGTTAAAATACTATATAAAACATAGCCACCAATCAGTAAAAGAATAATAACAACCGAGGCAGCGAACACTTTGAGATAAATCAAATCTCTGTAAGGCATGGTACTATTGTACTATAGACATATGGATAAAGCAATAAGAGAAATAAAAAATCTCATGTTATTAGCATGAGATTTTGATAAGGATAAGAGATGATTAATTGTTGTTGTACTATCAAACGGAAACAGAATACTCCATTTTGTATCCATCTGGGGCGTAAATAATTCCCAGCCCCGCACGACGAGCGCCCACATAACCTTTAAGATTATGCCAGTCGTCCGTTCCCGATAATGCTGGCATCCACCGGATCGTCAATCCCTGCGCTTCGGTTAAAGGATAGAATGCCGATTGTTTGCGATGAAAATGCCCAGTGAATACTTCCCTATAGCTTGCAAAAGCATACTGCACAGGAGCCTCTGTAGCCATAATCGCAGGCAGCATTGATACATTTTCTTCATTACCGTGTGTGAATCCCCACATATTTGCTTCCCAACTATAGTATTTCCTGGGGGATGCATTGTTGTTAACCGTCACTCGTTTGTTGTTGTGGAATTGGGCTTCTAGCACCTTGCCCAGCCATTGATTCGAGTAGCGATCATGATTGCCATGAACCATGATTACATCAGTACTTGCAACAGAAGCAAAACGCTCGACTGCTTCAATGGCGTACTGACATCGTAGATCAATACCTCTCGCCCAATGAACCGTGTTCTCTTGCGGTGTGCCAGCCGTTGTATTGCCATGCACGTTATCTGTGTTTCCAAAGTCGTTCCCGATGACAAACATAATTCGACTAATGTTCAGGCCAAGCCCCAGTGCCGTTTCAATCATTTCGTCTACGATCTGTGTGTATGTTTTGCCCCCGTTAAACACAGCCTTGTCGATATGAGCGTCATACAAAATCGGAACAAGTAGATGTCCATCAGTTTGTTTTAGTGGAGTAAATTCACGATAAACCGGAGCGTGGGCCTTGATTTGTTCGAGAATAAGTTCTAGGTTGTCTTCGTTTACCTCTTCGCGTACCCATTCTGCGCCGTACCAAGTTTTATCATTTGTTGCCGTTGTTTTTATTCTTTTGGGTTGGTACTCTTGGCTAATACCAAATCTTTCGCGCAACAACTCAATGACATCTGAGTTTGCAGAATCTAGTGCAACAACTCGTTCGTCTAGTAATTCTAGTTTTGAATTCTCTTTCTCTTCTCGGATTCTATCAACAGTTCTCTCAAATCTTTTTCGACAGGCATTTCCGCTTAACTCGACATCAAATCGATCATTAATAATATCAGAAATTGTTTCCCATGTTGTCTGTTCGTCTGGATTGTTTCTCAGGTCATAGATAAACAGATTAATAGCTTCATTCTGTTCGTTACTTAATATGGTCATGTATTACCCCGTTTTTTGTATTTGTTGTATAGTTGACTAATACGTTGGTTAATCTGCATAGTATCTCCTGATTGATTTTTTTAACTGATTTCATCCTCACAACCCATCGCACCTTCGTCGAGGGCGACTTGTAACGTTTTCCATGTTGCCTTCGTAAGCGAGGCACGATCAATCCATGCGGCTTTAGCCACCGCCCGTAGTAGCTCCTCGCGCCGCTTAAACTCGGAAAGCCGGGCTTCGAGATCAGCCCGTTCTTGTCGCCATTGCTCCACTTCTTGCGGGGTTGGCGCTGTGCGAAAGTCAGCGTTTAGAACATCATCCATTGTTCGATTGTCGCTTGTCGTTTTCATTCCGTCATCATCCCGGCCGCTAGTTCTGTGTACTGTGCCGCTTGGACAAGTATCTCATCTGCCATTCTGCACATTGATGCGTGAAAATTCTTAGGGTCAAAGTGGTTGTCAAAATACCCCTCTTCCCAATTTGCATCATTCCACTTCGGTATAAAATTTAGGTCGATTCGTGTACCGTTACAAGCCCATTCAATAACCAGCGCCAGCAGCGCCATGTTGGCGGGGTCGTAGAGGTTCGGGTATTGCCCAGCCCAACCGATGACATCACCATCAAGGCTTTGCCAGGGAAATATATCATTATCAGATTCGTCTAGAACATGCGCCGGGAATCCTTTGGGCGTATCCTCTAGTTTCCACCCGCACAGCCGCGCCAGCATGACGCTCTTTTCCTGGTCGCTTATCTCGCTACCTCTTAATGCTTTACTGCTCATTCCATTATTCCCCTTTGTCATGTTTCGTGTAAAAACTTTTGTTATTTTAACATAACATGTCAACATAACAAAATGGTATGAATGTACTATGGATTGCAATTGACAATTTCAAATGGAGTATAGAACCCTGTAGCGGATTTTGTTTCCTGTTCTGTGGATAAAGCATATATATACTCACCAGGGAGTAACCCGCTTGTGTCAACAAAAATTGGGTAGTTGAAATAAGTGGTGTTATCCACCAATCCAGACACGGCAATATCAGGTGGAGGGAATATTTTAGCGAAGTTCAGTGTGTCTGCATGATAAATCGTTTCGGCATAAGTGCTAATTGCCCATCCGCCACGATTTATTCCTTTTACATTAATAATAAGTGGTTCATCAATACAAACAATATCGCTAACCGGTGACATCTGATCGTCTAATGTATTGACAAAAACAAACGATGGGTCTTTGGATAAAACACGAATGGTTATCAGCAAGTTAGCTACGCCAGCTAACAGCAACAATATCAGTACAGATAGCAGTTTCCAGTTTCCCTTCCAAAAATTAATCATGGGGTTGACAACAAAAAATTAATTATCACTTGCAACAACGTAATAATGGTTAATACACCACCAGCAATGGTGATAAGACGTTTTAATTTATCAAACGATTCTGTACTTGATTTACTTAATGCATCTGCAACAATCGCTCTCTCTCTTGATTCCCGATCTGCTCGTTCTAGCAATGCCTCTATTGCCTCTTGGTTGCTGCTGGCTGTCTTTTGCATGTCAAGCATGAGAGTAATCAGCCCTTTTTGGAAATTCCCAGCCAAGCCGGACGTTCCAAATATGACTCCCCGTATCTCTGCCTGTTCTCTGGAGAGAGTGCCAAAATCGAGTGATAATTGCTTCAAAACTAGCTCCGATGACATTTGCGATTCTGAAAGTTTATTGACTGCACTCTCCAGCTTCCTTAGTTGCTCATCAGATTTCATTTCGTCATTGTTTTTATTAGTTGTCATAATCAAAAAAAACAACCCCTGCAATAGCAAAGCAACAAGCGAGCTACTACAGGGGTTGTTAGCTACTATGATTAGATTTTTAAACCTACGCTACATTGTTCCCGTAAGCTGTGCCAGGAATACCGTTTCTTAGAACAAATTTTGCAAGACCATTGTTTGCATCATTGATAGTTCGATAATCTCCCGATAGAGAGAAAATACCATCGTCGTCGCTACTATCAATCGACTCAAGATACGTCTGAGTCAACGATGCGATTAGTTGCTGGTTCTGACTAGAAGTCAGTTTCCAGGGCGATGTCCAAGTGTTCACCATTGTCATTGAACTTGCCCCAGCCCAATCGTTGTATTCTTCTTCGGAATCAACCAGCATATCAAAACTACCAGTAACTTCTTGACCCAGATAAACTCGCCCCTGCGGATTCTGAGTACCGGCAGCAGTCATGTAATTACGGTTTCCGGCATTGATAGCCATCGTGAAATTGGTGGCTTTGTACCAATTTACACCATTTTTAGTTATTTTTTGCGTCCAGGCAGGCCATACCTTCATCGCAGACGTTGCGGCAAGGGAACCAGCATTGCATGTCGCAGTCGGGTCGCCAACAAAGTTCACTTCACCCATGAACAATCCGTCTTCTTGCGATGCCGGATTGGTGAAAGTTAATTCGGTGACAACCATGCCCAAGTGCATTTTAGATTTAGATGCAGCACCAGCAGTCGGGTCGCCATATCGCTCGATACTAAAAGATGGGTTAGACGTGTTGTTGAAGGTGAATACATGCTCCCAGTATTGAATACCATTCACGTCAACTGTTCCACCGCCATGAGAGCCGCTAATGCTGATTGAACTTGCACCGATTGCACTAAACGATTGACGAGAGTAGAACGATCCTGCACTTGCAAATGAAATTACTTCACTGGCTGGATTACCATGAGAGTCGATGCCGCTGATACTGATCGTTCCACCGGCAGACGCGCCCTTAATGTCGAATCTCAAAATCGCCCCACCATCAGACGGCTGATTGGTCAGAACCAAAAGTTTTTCTGTCCCACCAACAACCGGCTCTGCGGCAAGTAGACTAAAATTAGTTCCATCTACGCGATTCGTGGACAGACCGCCAAGTGCGCCGTACAGCATTGCGCCCAAAAAGTCTTCGGTTATCGGGAATCCAAACCCACCTTCTGACCATGTACGACCAACCACAGGTGCGCGATTGTTCAATGCGCGTAACCCCGCCTGACCAGCAGGAAAGATAATTGCCTTTTCATCCTGCAAAGACGGAAACCCATCTGTGGTGATGTCAAACCACCTACCACCTTGCCACCAGCCGGGATTCGTACTGGCATTTGGTGCAACGCTCAAGGTGTCTTCAATTGCTACTTTTAATCCCGTCTTAAACGATGCTACAGGATTTGGCATTTTCTCGCCTCCAAAATTGTCTATTTGTCAATAGTACTATTGTACCATAGCGGTTTACATAAATCAATTAGGCAATTAAGCAGTTTCTTTGAATTGCCACTGACAAATGATTCCCACATACGGGGTTGAATTATAAGTTAATAAATTTCCACCAGCGCCATATCTAAGGCTAACTAATGGTGCTTTTTGTAAACCAAGTGACAGTAAATCCTCATACACCGCTTGTTCCTGAAACTTGGCACGAATTTTTTGCATAAACGGGATTGCGTCATTTTCGATATAACGCAACGTCCCACCTTTGTCCATTCTGCTAATTACAAATAAAAGTCCAGTTATATTAAATGTATTCGTCCACACGTTGAAATGTGCTTTTGATTCGTGTGTGCTTTCTGCTGGAAAAAACACAAATGCTGGCAGATTGGCTGGGGTCAATCCATCTGGATTTTGAGCGAACCCGTATGCCATTCTAACGCCATCTATCGTTCTCGCATGTGTGGCTAATTTGTTTATGATTTGTTCTTCTGTTACTCTATTAGCCATTAGAATGCCGTTTTAATTCGCCCTCGTTGGAATCGTTTCAGCTTATCTTGCACATCCAAAGGCCACGTAAAAGGCATTTCGATTGTGCCAAACTGAGGTGTTACCAATTTGGAATAAATGGGATTTTGCGCTTGTTCATACTGCCATTGCGCTAGTCTTACTGTAGCAAACTTAATCTCTGGTTCGACACCCCAAACATACACAGGTGTATCAGATGCATGGTCATGTGCTACTGTGCCGTTTATGCCACGAATCAATTCAACCAGCGATCCGCCATCGAAAGACTTTGTGTAAACAAATTCTTCTGATGCACCAGAACCGATTTTCCATAATTGATTAGATTCATACCGAGGCGATAACCCAATTTCGTTTTCACCAGAACTAGCCGAAACACTTGCGGTGGTAATGGCACTTGCTAAACTTGCTGTTAAAGTTCCGTTACTGTATATCCAGGCATAATCATAGTCTTCATGATAGCCAAGTAGCAAATCTGCATGAATTGCTTGTTGAGTTGTGCCTTGATAATTAAACAATGAGCCAGAATTAGAATTGACTCTTGCTCTATCATATGGCGAACGATTGTAATCATCACCACAGGATAAAAACAAAACACCAAGCCCAAAACCAGATGCTCCATTTAAGTCTGACAACCCTTTTAATTCCAGAACATCGCGGTCAAAACGAACTTCGTCAGACTTAGCGTAATCAAACTTAAAAGTCTTCCGCTCTGGATAGAATTTTCTGCGTGTGTATGAATCAATTGCTCTTGATGCTCTGCGGGTAAAATCGAGAATGCGGTCATCGTCCTGCGTGTTTTGTGATGCAAGTGATAAATAGCTTCTCATTTCCCGTAAGGTGGCGTATTCATTCATATTATGTAAACCAGATGCACCATTTCTGACACATCTGGTCAATTATTACTAGGGCGTAAACAAACTTGCGGCTTTCCACACAGTCCCGGTTGATGCGCTATTCGTTGTATTAATGTAGATATTAGCAAAACTGCCGCCACTACGAAAATACACCGCACCAGATACAGCAGCAAACGCAGGTAATGCAGACCCGCTTGTGATTGGACTGTTACCCATGTTCAGTGTAGCGCCTTCACTAACGCGCATCACCGACCCGCCCTGTTCAGTATAGATCAAACTGTTATACATGATTTCTCCATATTTAGGGCAGGGTATTTGTTATGAATACCCTGCCCCCAAGAACTAAAGGACGTTGCTGAGAACCGTTGTGGTTGACGCTTGGTTGATCGGAGTCTGACGCGGTTGCTGTACAGCCATGAACAATACAGGAGTGATGCTACCAGCGTTGTTGTTGTCATAAGACAGCTTGTACCAAGTTGGACTACCGTTCAGAGCAAAGTTACGAACAACCAGCTTGCTTGCTTGCGATTGAATGCTTGCCCCAATAGCAGCAAATGTGCCGTTGCTAGTGCCAGAGCGCATAACGTTAACCGTGAGGTTCGCGCTGTTCGCTGCAACACCTACCGTAACCGGACCCGAAAAACCGGTCAAGTCGAAGGCGTTTGTCGACCCCGCAGCCGCTACAGCTACAGGAGACAAAGCCAGAATATATTTTACTTCACTACCGGAAAGACCTCTACCTAATGGCATTTTATTTTCTCCTTATACCTTATGCGCTAACTTTCAAAGCCCGGAACATCCAAGGCATGATTACCTGTCCACCCAACCGGCGACGGGCAAAGATAGCAACTTTATTCTTACCAACGGTATCCGTGTCTTCCACTCGCTGAACGGTCATACCGACTCTATCAGCGATTAGATAACCACGCATGTCACCAAAGATGAACGGATAAGCATTCGCAGCCACGGTGGGGAGTGCTTGAGACATCATATAGTCGTAACCCAGCACAATCGGAGGTGCGCCACGCTCGATGCCCCGCGCCCACAGATAGTCACCATTGCCGTCTTTCAGTTTACGAATGTCGCGGAAACCAGTTTTGTTACCAGCCCAAACCGCATTTGTCAGGTATTGAGGATCAAGGTCGTAAACCAAGTTAATCAAACCATCGGCAGTCAGAGCGGCGGCGGAACCGGAAATCACGGTTGGGATACCATCAGCAGGGGTGTATTCAGCGCCAGAGCGATTGCCCAGAAGACCGACCGGACGGCCAGCGCCATTACCAACAAGGAATTGTTCATCCTCGTCAATCGCCATCGCTTCTGCAAACAGTTCGCCAACCAGGTCGCTAACGGACACACCTGCGTCTTCCAACAGATTGCGGGAAACGTCAGTACGAGCCATTACGGTGTGAACGGGGACTTTTACAGTACCAAGCGTGAAGTTGGTTTGAGCAACAGCAGCGGAATCAGGAACTTCATCCACCCAAGTTACACGTACGCCGGAGGTATACCGCTCATCCCCACCTTCCAGGCGAGGCCATTCAATCGCGTCACGAACAGTCGTTACGATACGAGCGCGACCACGCATAATGGTCATGCCCATCATTCGCTTCAAAACCTCAGCGCGCCAATCTTCGGGAACCAAAGCGCCACCGAGTTCCAGAGCAGCTTCCTGCTGGACCGTTTTGTTACTTTTGATTTCCTGAACGGTGAACCCGGCTTTAACCTCAGCTTCAACAACTTCTGGAGTATAAATCAGTTCATTCAGCAAGTCAGCATCTTTGGCAGTCAAACGAGAATTGCCGTAACGCAGATATTTGCTAAAAGCAGCTTTTTGTGCCTGACGATTGACATTGTAATCCTTGCCAAAAACATCTTTGGTTACAACGTCAACGGCCTTGCCTGCTTCGCCGAACTGCATAACATACACAGCTTTGGAAACAGACATTTCCTCTTCTGGCTCTGGTGCGTCAGCGTCATCAAACGGCAGACGATTGGTCTTGGTAGCAGTTTCAGCCTTTTCCGGTTCTTTATCCTTCAAGGCATCCATCTTGTCCAAACGATCAATCTGAGCCTGTACATTTTCCGCTTTAGCAATATAACCATCTGCTTCGGCAGATTTTGTATTTGCCGTTGTCATATCATCAGAAGCCATAGCTTTCGAGGATTCTTCAACAGCGAGTTCGGCTGCGGCACGATACCGAGCCTTCTGTTCTAAAAGAGTTTTACGATCCATTATTTTTCTCCTAATTTAGATAATCGCAACTTCATCTCAATAATTCGGTTACGTGCCGCCACTTGTGCTTGAATCTCAGCATCTTTGTTAACCTTCGCGGTTTCTTGTCCTGCTGTTTCATCAAGGCTTGCTTCTTCACTCTCCGAAATAAATGACTTAATAATATTTTCGTCAATGCCTGCCTCAACATACATCGACTTCACTTCACTTACGGGCATATCCAGCATTCGATACTCCGCCGGAATGTGCGTACCACTGATTTCAGCAATGGTCCACCGCTTGATTTCGCCCGTTTTCTTGTCTCGCTCTTTAGAACCTGGATAAGCACCAGAAGATGAGAACAGCTTGCCTTTTTCTACCAGCGGCTTGACGTATTGTTTATAAAGTTCATGTTCGCGGATACGTGCTTCGTACCACAAACCAACGTCATCAGCTTCCATCTTGTCGATTACCCCGACAACGGTAGACTTTATTTTCGAATCTGCTGCATGATGAAATAACCACGGGAGTGCGCCCAAAGCATCAAATGCAGATGTAATATCCTTAGTTTCAGCCGTAAAGAATTCATCATGAAGGTCTTTCTTATCCTTGTCTCCCCAAATGATTCCATATGCACCGATACGATCTTCGCTAATGGATTTAATTGAAAACAGGTTGTCGAAGTTCTTCTTAACCCATTCGGACTTCATGCGAACTTCGACCCATTTGTTATTGGGAGCAAACTTAATTTTGCCATCTGAACGAGAGTACGAAACTTTCCAGTGTTTTTTATTGTTACGAACAATTACGTATGATGGATAGACAGAACTCACATAGCCAGTTCCATAAGTGTATTCATAATTGTCGCCACGCCACGCTTCGGCTACCTCTTCAATCATCTGTTCATAACTTTTTTCGCCATCTGATTCAAGAATGGTTTCTTCCATCTCTTCGTAATCATCGTCCATTTTAATCATATTAGACATATCAATTGATTTCCTCCCCCAATTGCGTAACGAAATCTGTTTCTTCGAATAAGGACAATCTTCGGATACATTATCGCTATCCTCAACACCGCTCATCCGACCAATGAACGAGATAACACGATTTGCTTGTTTAATATCGTTTGCATCCCATTCATCTTTTTTCTTTTTTAACAAATTCAATACGCGCTTAATTGGGGCACGAGTTAATGAGGCTTCGCGGGAACAAGGCGATTCTGCCCATTTTTCTAATTCTGACGCAGACATGTTTACCAAAGACGAAAACTTTTTATATACCTCGTCAACACCATCTGCGGCTTTTGTCGACTTCTCTTCTTCTAAAATTTCGGAAAAGATATACTCATCCAATTCAACGCCAAGCGATTTTGATTCTTCTGCTGCATACAATGCACGAGATTGCTCTTTCGCCTTTGATTCATTATCGTGACAAGCAATCTGTTTCCCCGCCGACCCATCTGCGTTTTCTTTATAAACACACCATTGATCGTCTGTTTTCTGAACTTTGTACGGCATAATTCTCCGAAAAACAAAAAAGCGCATATCCGAATTAACAGATATGCGCTCAAGGTCGCTAAATAAAAATACCGCAATCCACACTAGGACTACGGTACTATTCTAATGCATTCGTATTCTTATGTCAATAGCTCAGAACAGAACTGGTAATACAAACATGCCGTA